TGTTGAGGAGCAGAAGCAGAAGGAGGTGCAGGGAATTGGCCTAGCATGGGATTCACTGCTTCGGTGCGATAACCAGGGGTTTCAAGTTCAGCCTCGCTCTCGTACACAGGGTACGGACCTTCGGGACCAAAGAACTTCAGAGTGTAATCACTGAGAACATCAGGGTTCGTCAGAATTTCGTTGTAAGCCAGGTTCTCTTGGTGCTCGTTGACTGCGAACTCGGCGTAGCCTTCGATCAGACCTTTGGCTTGAGTGCCCCAGGCAACAGCACTATCCAGCATCCCTTCCAGTTGGAGGGCATAGTTGTTAAGGATGGCTGGTGCTTCAACGCCGTACGCGCTTACCACGTGGCGGGTTTCTGGGCTCCACTGGAGCAGATCCGCTACGTCCTCCAAGGATTGAACCGAGAAGGTTTGGGAAGAGTTGGGCGAGGATGTCGGGTTGGCTTGCCAGGTCTGCGGAGCCGATTGTGGCGTAACTTGGGGTGCTTGCTGGCCGTAATTGGCTGGAGCGTATTGAGTCGTCTGAGATGGTTGACCCTGGAACGGGGATTGAACTGGTGCGCTCAGCAGGTTCACCACCTTGTTGAACGCCGATTCCCATGGGTTGCTCTGAGCTTCCGATGGGGATTGGGGGGCGTACTGAGACGGGGCGAATTGGTAATTGGGGGCCGCCTGAGGTACCGCTTGGGGGTAGCTGGTACCCACCTGATACTGGACCGGTGCTGCCACTGGAGCCTGGGCTGCTGGGGCCGCTTGGTAACTGGGCACCACGTAGCTGCTGGGAGCCACCGCTGCCGGAGTTGGGCTCGTCTGTGGGATCGATTGGACGGTAGCGTCCTGCATAACTCATCTCCTTTTGTAAAGCTTCTAGAGTTCGATACAGATATGGAGTCAAGTCCAATCTTGGGTCCGCTGCCATCGGTAAATCCGGTGCTTGCGGGTGGGGAGTCTGCATCATTCCCCCCACTAACCTGGCAAATGCAGAGTATGCACCCTGTAGTTCATTCACCATCCTGAATGGGAACCCAGATAACATCTCGGCCCTTTCCTCATCCGTCTTAGACGGAAAGAGGTACTTCAATGCTTCAATGCTATCAACACCTAATTCTTGCAAATTTCTTACAACAATTGAGTTGTTAAGAATATCTTGGGTTGAATCCTCATAAACAGGACCCAGCCAACGCCATAGAACAGTGACATCTCCATCCGGAATAAGACCCATAACCCCTGGTGGAATCATTTGGGTCTCGATACAAGCCATCATAATCTTTTTGAGTTTGTCATCGTACATTTGCATTGCTTGCTTATACGCATTTTCTTCTTCTGGTGGTGCGCCAGGGGCAAGTGCTACGGGTTTCTCAAGGCCTGCAGCTGCTGCAAGTGTTGACTTGAACAACTGTTCTTCTTGGTAAATAATCAGTTCTAAACAACGACAGATACCATGAGTGTAAATGGCGTTTGCTTTTTTCTTTGATGTTGCGGAAACACGGCCAAATAAAGATTTATACTCAGTTGCGGTCACGCCAGCAGAAATAGACAGCTCATCAACGCCGCCAAGTGCTGTGCGAATCTCTTCTCGATACTGACGAGAAAACGCATTTTGATCACCAGTAATTGCATCGGGAACAATATAACCAACACGGTCGTTTGGCTCCAGGTTTGCAATTACACGTGGGACACGAATTTGGCCGTCAACACCACGGCTGATAGGATCAGCTTTGAACATCGAATGGCTCATTGGAGACGGACTCGTAAAGCCTGAGTTCGCAGCAATAGAAGGACGCTGGATTGTCATGTCGCCACCAGCCTCCATGAGGTCAGTCTTGGGACGAGACGACAGCAGTGTTGGGTTACCAAAGAATGTAATGTTCTTTCGCATAGTACGCATCAAATCATCATGCGTGATGATATGATTTGCCATTGCATCAAATTCACCAACACCCTCTGTTGAGAAGCCTTGAGGATTATTGAGAATTTCTACACAAGGAATAAAACCAAGACTATTTTGTAACTGTTTGGTATCACCAACCAATGCATAGGTTGGCATATCAAAATTCATTTCCGAATCGGAATGAGTCTCTTCAATTTCAGTAGGTTTAATTGAAAGGCGGATATAACGTTTAGCGCCAGGGTTATAAGTGCTTTGATTTCCTGTTAAATTTGTGGTATTAATTTGGTCGCCGAAACCATTGCCACGTCGAACTTTGTAGCTGTAGATGATTACAACTTCATCCAGTTCGCCATCAACGTTGTAATAGGCACGATATTCGTGCTCACGAAAATAATAAAGACGATAGTTGGTTTTGGTTGGCCGGATATAAAAAAGACCTTTGCCATCACACAAAAAATATTCCCAGATGGAATCTAAGCGCGTATCCATCTTGTTGTACTTCATCACGCGATCAAGGAAGTCCTTGCGCTGTGCACCGAAGTTATCTTGGGATGGAAAAAACTCAACTCCTTGGCGAATGCCAAAGAGCTTCATCTGAGCAATATGGGACGCAACAATGCCCGTATCAACAACAATATTGCTGTCCTTATCCAGGTAAGCGTTAATAATTTCTTGTAGACGGGCTTTAGCGTCAGCCATTATTTGCTTTGATTTATTAGTTAAATAATAACAGTTTAAGAAACATATTTAGCATCAAAACCTGTTGGTAGATAAGCACCTTTTACACCACGGTTTAAAAAACTTGGAAGTTGCGGACCAGGGGAAAAGGATGGTCTTGATTTTAACGGACCATATTTTTTGTCAAGGTTGTAACGCACCCAATCGCTAAATTGATCTTGATCCATGGGAAGTAAAGGATCTTCTCCCACGGGAATGTTTTGCGTTAGTTGTTGAATATTTAACCCACCGCCATAGTACGGCATTGGCGCAAGTTGGACAGGCTCACCACGGTACACAAGATCCTTAACGCCTGCGTGATTGCCTGGCATCCCCGGAACACCATAGCCACCATCGGTCCGAATCATTTATTTAGCTTAACTATCCATTTATTCTACTCTTCTATAACCTCATAACCAGCTAGGTCGTTAACCTTGGTAATTACGATTCCCGTGCCACGCACGTCCCAATTCAGTACATCTCCTTCTTCCCAGCCGAGTTCTTCTGTCACTTCATCTGGTAACACAATATACTGATCGCCGTTCTTGTCTTCTTGTACTTCAAGAATGTAAATCATTTTGCGTCAAGCAATTTCTCCATTAGCTTATCAAGCTTATTATTGATTTGATTGAAGTTGTCGTGCATCTGCTGGATCTCTCTCAAGAAGTCCACCTTTAAAACGTACTCTAAAGGCATCCGCTTTAAATCGTCTTCCAAAACGTCAATCCTGCGTTTCTGTGATCCAATGTAACTAAAAGCCTGCTGGATCTGGTCGTTTTGCCTGCCGAGGATTTTTCCTGCGACCCAGCTGCCACCGGTAACAGCAGATACAATGGCTGTTAAGCCGATAGCAACGTATTCTGGACCCACAACCTAAAGTTAGCTTTTTTCTAATTCTAAAGTTTAGTAATCAAGTTGGAGCTTCCCTTTGCGCATCAATCCGTTAATCATCCAAACCAAAGCATCTACGCAGTCATCATGACTGCTAACACCAAAGTTGGTTAGTTCTTCGAACAGGGCAGTGAAGTTGCGGTAACGATTGAAGATAATTTTGCGATCCTCAAAGAGTCCCATACAGCCACGGAAACGCGCCAACTTATCTGCACGGAACCCTTTGACAGGATGCCAATTTAAGTTGTACAGATTTTCGTTATTGAGACACACTCGTTTAAAGTCGGCTTCTAGGGAAGCCTGGTACTGCACAGCTTCTGAATAAATATCACACGTGGAATAAGTCGGATAGTAATTACCGTTTTCGTCTCTACCAAGAATTGACCAGTCATTTAGTAATTCTTTAAGAGCGTCTAGTTTTTCAAGGTTGCCCATCACACGCAAGCGGCGATAATCAATCACATGAATTTGATCGCCAATGCGTCCACCCAACACCATGACTGTGTAATCATTTTTTTCTTTAGTGCCAGCAGAGAGGTCAACCCCAACGGCAAGCGTATCAAACTCTGTTGCAATTTCAGCTTTAATAATGAGTTCAGGCGCTAAAGATAATTCATTCTGTCTAATAACTTGGTTCATGTATTGAAAAGAAAAAGCAATAGGCGCCTGCCTTTTCTTTTCTTTTAAATAATCCAATGACCACATTTCTGGCCAATATGATTGTTCATCTCCTGTTTTTGGATTTTGAAGAATTGCAGATAACACAATCTGCAACCAATTGTTTTGAGTATTAAAAGTTGTGGAGTGAATGTCATCATGCCTAAAGCGTGTGCCAAGACAGATAGCTCTTGCGCCTTCAAACATAGTCGGCGCAATCACAGCATTCCAATTGTCCTGCATTTGTTTGCGAATGTCAGGGTTAGAAATGTCTGCAGCAGATTTAATAGCGTCATCAATAATTACCAAATGAGAACGCTTAGAAGTCACCGAGCCCTTAAGACCGGCAGCACAAAGAGTAAATTGCTCTTCGCCAGTGTTATCAATACCTGCAAACTTATGGTCAATAGACCAGTACTCATTACTGGTAACGTTCTTTAAAAGACGTACGGTTGGAAAAACTTCCTGGTACCGTTTACTTTCGATGATACGCTTAATGGTTGCCGACTTGGAGCGTGCAATATCAACTGTGTAAGACAAATAAAGAATTTGAAGTGGTTTTTTGGCTTGTGTGTGAAGACCAATTGCCCATGCCGTAAATAAACCAAGTACGGTACTTTTGGCTGAACCTCTGGGAGCCAAGAGATCAACATTTGGCCCAGCAATCCTTAAAAGGCAACTACTATCCTCGCCTGTCACAAAGTGACGATGCCATTCTTTGTGGTGTTGAGCTGGAGGTTTATCAGCTACATATTCACAAAAAAATCCAAAATCTTCTCTTGCTTTTTCCAGGGATTCAAGATTCCGTGGAACACGGATTTGTTGCCTACGTGCAGCAGCTTGAGCGTTACGTCGATACGCAAGATGTTGATACGCAGGCACGATGAGTATTCTTTAGTGTGTTACTGAATACTACCTCATTCTTCGTCTTTGTTGCTCTTCTTCTGTTCTTTGTACTTGCGAGCCTTGTCCAGGGCGGCCTTGCGCTTCTCCTTGTCTGACATCTCGCTGCCGTCCGGATTCTTGGCCTCCTTCTTTTTGAAGTGCTCCAGGAGCTGGGGCGGCATTTTGTTTTTGCTCATTTTGTCTACTGTTACGAATCGCGTTTAAAACTTCAGCCCCTTCAGCTGCAGGAGATTCTCCACCAACCGGCGCACCTTGCAAACGGCGAATACCACCAAAACGATTTTTTTGAAGTTGTTGAACAATGTTCATCAATCCGCCAGCAAGTCTGGCATCAGGAGCAGATTGAGCTTGTGGTGCTGGGTTCATAAATCTATTTTAAATTAACTTTCTTCGTATTGCATTTTTGCCCAAATACTCATTGAGGCTTCTTCTAAGGGAATTTCAATTGGGTCATCTTTAAAAATTACCATCAACTCACGAATTGCACGATCGGCCCCAGCCATTAACAAACCTTTGCGATCACGGCTGGATGTAAACTGCTCAATCTGAGCAATCGTGCCACGCAACTCTTTTTGCATACCAGCAATACGAGCAACGCCTGCATCGCGTTTTACGACACCATTATCTACATCAGCACGTAACTTACGGATATCTTCTTGCATCTCCTCAATTTCATAGAGAAGTTTTTTGCGATGATCGGGTTTTGGATAGTGGTTTTTAACCCACTGTTCGCATGGAACAATACTTCCTTTATAGCCAAGGAACCTAGCGTATAAGTAGCATTCAATTACCGAAAAAGTCTCTTCAGTAAAGCTAACAAAAGCGTCTTGCTCAGCGGAGTCGAGATTATCGACCCACTGATCAAACAGCTCAATATCGATAAGCTCGTTGCGCCTGGTCGTAGTCGCGGGCTTCGTCTGCTTGCTTGAACTGCTGACCTTGTTCGGCAGAAGTTCGTTGCTCTTGGGCACCTTTGCCGATGGTTTCACGTTCTTGGGTTCCGGCATCTTCTAATTTCTTCTTGGAGAAACTATAAGCCACT